TCGGACTCCAAGTGGTCTACAGTGACAATCGACGGAAACGTCTTTAACCGCACATCTGCGAGTTTCTCCGGAGGTGGCTCCAACGGGACTTGGACGTGGACAGGTACCTCGAACCCCTTTGGGTTTGTCAACGGTGCGAACAAAGACGTGGACTTCGCGTAACAAGAAAGGAGATCCCTATGGCCTCAGAAGCCCAAAAGAAAGCGCGTCGGAAGTACAACGCGAAACCCTACGTGAAAAAGAAACGTGCGGAAAACAACCGGGCACGGCGTGAGGCTATCCGGGAGGGTAAGGCCAAGAAGGGTGATGGGAAGGACGTACACCACACCAAGAAGAACAAGGGCAAACCAGGGCCGACCAAGGTGATCTCCCGGTCAAAGAACCGCTCTATGAATTACCAAAAGAAGGGCCAGAAACGGGCCGGAAGGAAACACTAAGTGCGTACCGACAAAGATCTCACGGAGAAACAGTGGGAGATCCGGAAGGCCGCTGAGGCTGACCTCGAGACGTTCATTCGTCTGGTTGCTCCCCACAACTGCATCGGGGGCGTCCACAGTGAACTGTGTGCTTGGTGGACCCGCTCAGAGGCCCTGAGTCACCAACTGACACTCCTCCCCCGGGACCACGGCAAGAGTCGCTACGTGGCTTACCGGGTGGCTTGGCACATTACAAACAATCCAGATACCCGGGTTCTGTACATCTCCTCAACGAGTAACCTCGCGGAGAAGCAGTTGCACTTCATCAAGAGCATCCTGACCCATCCTATTTACACCAAGTACTGGCCTGAGATAATCAACCCAGAGGAGGGAAAACGTGAGAAGTGGACGAACAGTGAGATCTCGGTTGATCACCCCAAGCGCAAGTACGAAGCGGTTCGTGATCCTACTGTTTTTACCGGCGGTCTTACTACTGGTCTCACTGGTCTCCATTGTGATGTGGCCGTTCTGGACGATGTGGTTGTGTACGAAAATGCTTACACAGAAGAAGGCCGACGTAAGGTCCACTCGCAGTATTCCCTACTCTCGTCAATCGAGGGTGGTGACTCTCAAGAATGGGTGGTCGGTACACGCTACCATCCCCTCGACCTCTACGGAGAGATGCTCAAAATAGAAGAAGAGGTCTTTGACGAACAGGGTAACATCGTTGACAAGATCCCTGTGTACGAGATCTTTGAGCGCCAAGTGGAGGACGCCGGGGACGGTACCGGGCAGTTCCTGTGGCCTCGCCAGCAGCGTACCGACGGTAAGTGGTTCGGGTTTGACATCAGCATCCTCGCCAAGAAACGAGCCAAGTACCTCGACAAGACACAGTTCCGTGCTCAGTACTACAACGACCCCAACTCAGGGGAAGGCGTAGGGATCGACCGGGAGCACTTCCAGTACTACGACGTGTCCATGCTGAAGCAACGAGGGGGTTACTGGTGGCAAGCCGGTGAGCGTCTCAACGTGGTCGCAGCAATGGACTTTGCGTACTCCACCAATGCTCGCTCTGACTACAGTGCCATTGTGGTTCTCGGGATGGATTCCAACAGGTTCTACTACGTCCTTGATGTTATCCGTTTCAAGACTGACTCAATCAAGGAGTACTACAGCAACATCCTCGATGCCTATCGCAAGTGGGACTTCCGGAAACTCGTAGTGGAAACCACGGCAGCCCAGCAGGCCCTCGTGCGGGAACTCAAGAACGAGTACTTCCAGCCCAACGGGATCATGCTTCAGGTCATCGAGCACAAACCAACGAGGCACCAAGGCACCAAGGAAGAACGCATGAGCGCCACCTTGGACCCCGTGTACACCAACAAGGCAGTCTACCACTATCGCGGGGGTAACTGTCAGGTCCTCGAGGATGAACTCGTGATGCAGTTCCCACCACACGACGACTGTAAAGACGCATTGACCAATGCTATGGAGTACATCGTCCCCCCACAGATTCGGCACGAGAAAGATGGCCGAGGTAATGTTCTACAATTCCATCCTAGATTCGGAGGTATCGTCGCATGAGGCGCAAGGCAGTAGACTTCTTGGAGTTCAGCGAACCTCAAGGGTTGGCAACAGAGATTGCAAACAAGTACCACTTCTGGGAGTCCAAGAGGGCATCCTGGTTGGAACTCACAAAGGAAGCCCGGGATTACATCTTCGCGACTGACACCCGGTCAACCACCAGCGGGTCTCTTGGGTGGAAGAACTCCACGCACATCCCCAAGCTGTGTCAGATCCGGGACAACCTCCACGCTAACTACATGGCGGCTCTGTTCCCTAACGACCGGGCAATCACCTTTGAGGCCCAAAACAAAGAGAGTGCCGTAGCGAAGTCCAAGGAAGCCATCGAGGCTTACATGAGAAACAAGCTGCGCCTCAGTGACTTCCGCAGTGAGGTCAAGAAGTGCCTGAGTGACTTCATCGATTACGGCAACTGTTTCGCACAGGTGGACTTTGTCAACGAGACAGTCACAGACCCTTACACAGGGGAGACGACAACCAAGTACGCTGGCCCTCAGTTCTCCCGCATTAGCCCCTTGGACATTGTCTTTGATCCGACAGCAACCGACTTCACTCGGACGCCCAAGATCAAACGCTCCCTGTCCTCCCTGAGTGACCTCGCTGTTATGCTCGAGGATTACCCAGAGATGGGCTACCTTCAGGAGATCTTCGGTCGAGTGGTCGATCTGAGGGACAAGTTCCGGACTGCTGGTGTTGGTACTGGTATGGACGTGAAGAAAAACGCAGCCTTCCTTGCGGATGGTTTTGGATCCTTCCGGGATTACTTCGAGAGCGACTACGTGGAACTCTTGGAATTCTACGGAGACATCTGGGACCACGAACAAGGGACACTACACAGGAACCAGCACATTGTCGTTGTTGATCGCGCTTATATCATTCGTCAAGAGTCTCATCCTAATTGGTTTGGGCATCCTCCTATTTTCCATGCTGGGTGGCGTGATCGCCCTGACAACCTTTACTCTATGGGTCCTCTGGACAATCTTGTGGGCTTGCAGTATCGGATTGATCACCTAGAGAACGCCAAGGCAGATGCCGCAGACATGATCCTGCATCCCGTCCTGAAGATCAAGGGGTTCGTTGAGGACTTCGACTATGGGCCGGGTGCCAGGATTTACACCGGGGAAGAGGGCGACGTGACCTTCATGAACCCCGATGCTTCGTTCTTGTCATTGAACACTGAGATTGCCAGTATCATGCAACTCATGGAAGAGATGGCAGGGGCTCCCCGTCAAGCGATGGGTCTCCGGACACCGGGGGAGAAAACCAAGTTCGAGGTGCAGGTGCTTGAGAATGGAGCCAACAGGGTCTTCATCAACAAGACAAGTCACTTCGAGGTGGTCTTTCTCGAGCCTGCCCTGAATGCCATGCTGGAGACAGCCCGGAGAAACTTTGGGTTGGCCGAGAGTGTTCGCGTTGAGGACTCCGACTTCAACTTCATCAAGTTCATCAACATCACCAAGCAGGACCTGCTGTCCTCCGGGAACATCCGCGCTGTGGGTGCCCGACGGTTCGCCAACAAGGCCAACATCCTGCAAGAACTTGTGCAACTCGGTAACTCCTCCCTTGGGCAAGACCCCGAGGTCATGAGTCACTTCAGTTCTGTCAAGATCGCCAAGATGCTCGAGGACCTCATGGAACTCAAAGAGTACGGTCTCGTCCAGAAGAACATCAGGATCTCCGAACGGGCAGATGCCGAACGGGCCATCCAGAGTGCCCAGCAGATGGTCGCTGAGGAACAACAAGCAGGTCTCCCACAGGAGATGCAGCCCCCGGTTCCCCCACAGGGAGGCCCTGAACAGTGAACTCAGCTTGGATCCAAGGGGCTAAAACCCCAGAAGAACGCGATAAAGTGAAAAAAATGGTACAAGGTAACCACTTTGTGCTTGACAAACTCTCTGAAATATGTTATAATCTAGTTACAGAGTTGGAAAATGTTTCCCGTTCTGATTATGATTCTGCCGGGTGGGCCTATGAACAAGCCCACAGAAACGGGGAAGTGGCAGCCCTGAAACTCATCATAAAATTAATCGACGAAAGGTGACCCCCTTGTCCAATCCATTTAACGCAGAGGCGACCCCCTCTGTCCCCTTCGAGGATCCCAACGCTGTCTCCATGGATGATCTCATCGGTGAAGACAAAAAGTACAAGACCCCGGAGGATCTGGTTAAAGCACTTGCTCACAGCCAGAACCACATCGCTACCCTAGAAAGTACGATGAAAGAACTGAGATCTGACCTTGATTCTCGGTTGAAAGTAGAAGACGCTCTAAAGCAACTATCTTCTAACAATGCTAACATCGGAGAGAACCCGGCATCACCCGCTCGCGGTTCTGAAGTGCCTAGCCAGGAAGAAGTGACCAAGGAAGCGGATTCGATTACGCTGGAGGACGTTGAGAAACTCCTCACGGCAAAAGGCCAGCAAGACCTCAAAGAGAAGAACATGGCTGCGGTCACTTCTCGTCTTGAGGCTTACACGGGTGGAGGCCAGCAAGCTGCTGAGTTCATCCAAGCCAAAGCAAAAGAACTGGGGATGTCCGTAGGGGATCTTCAGGCACAAGCTGAGGCAAACCCAAAGGTCTTTTTCAAACTTGTTGACATAGGTGACTCACAGGGACGTGCTCCGACCGGGGCCCTCCAGACCTATGCAGCACCAAACACCACTCGTGCTCCCGACCCGAACCGACTGGAAATGGCTGCTGACTTCGATGAACTGCGTAGGATCAACCCTACAAAGTACTTCTCACCGAAGGTCCAACGAGAGTTGATGAAAGTTCGCATGAAAGAACTTGAAAATCGAAACTAACCTTAAACCTAACTAAAGGAAAACAACAATGTCTGGTATGACTTCTACCAACAGTGCTGTTCTTCGCCGCTCTGAAATTTGGTCGTCCGAACTGAAGAAGGTACTTGAGGACTCGCTCGAAGCCCAAAAGTATGTTCGCTGGATCTCTGAATTCTCTGACGGTGATCAGTTCACTGTTCCATCCATCGGTGCCCTTGAAGCTCGTGACTATCAAGAAGACACCGCAATCCAGTACGATGCACTCGACACTGGTGAGTTCAACTTCACGATCACTGAGTACGTCTCCTCGGCGACTTACATCACGAAGAAGAACCGTCAGGATCTCTTCTATGCATCCGAACTGGAAGCCTCTTTCATTCCTTCGATGTCCCGTGCTATCATGGAAGACCTCGAAACACACATCCTGAAAGAAGGCCAGCCTCGCACCGGGAACCCTGCTGGGTATCAGGTCGCAGGTAACGCAAACAAGATCAACGGTGCTGATCACCGCTGGGTCGGTCTGGACACCGCCAACTCTAACCGGGTTGTTGGTACGAAAGACTTTGCGAAAGCCAAGTACGCCCTTCAGAAGGCCAATGTTCCGTTGACCGATCTGGTTGCCATTGTCGATCCGGCAGTTGCTTACCACCTCGAGACCCTCACGGGCATTGCTGACATGACCTACAACCCCAAGTGGGAAGGCATTGTCAC